GGGGCTGGCCCCTGCCCCCCCGTTGCCCGTCCCGCCGAAGGTCAGCGTTGCAGCCGCCGACACCTCCACGGTGGGCACCACCGACCGGCACTCATTGGTCAGAGTCAGGGACAGCGTGCCCGATTCGGGCACGGTCCCCGTGACCGTGGTTTTTGCGTTCTTGTATTTCCACGGGTCGCAGCTGACTGTGACCGGGATGGTCTGCATCATTTTGACAAGCTCCACCCGCCCAACGGAGCATCGCCCACTGTAATAATGGGCGGTGTCCTCGGGGAAGGTCACTTTCACGCGCTTGCCGTGGACTTTGTTGCAGAAGTCAGAAATCGTGGCAGGCCATTTCTTGCCGCTCACCGTGTCCACGCCGGTGAGCTTCAGTACAACGGTGCGGTTTTTGTAGGTCACTTTGCCGGTCAACACCTCGGAAGCGTCCAGCAGACCGTCCCGGCCCGGAACATCAATCATATTCGTGCGGACTTCCGGCAAAGAAATGGACTTGCTCGCAAGAAGCAGGCCGTATTCTGTGTAAGTGTCTTTTCCGTCAAAAAATACTTTTCCTATCATACAGCCCTTGCCTTCCTTGCATTGATTTTGGCCAGTTCTTCATCCATGCCTGGGGCAAGCAAACCGATAACCTGGCCACTGTCCATGATGACTTTCATATTTGCCAACATAGGCAAATACTGTTCCAGCAGCATTACAATTCTGCCGGAATCGCCACCCCCGCTTGTGCTTGCCGCTCCGTAAGAGCCACTTGTATAGTTTCTGCTGATGTTTGCATCTGCTGTAATGGTTCCAGCGTCAAAATTCATGCTGCCTTCAATGTCATTTTTCACAGACGCGAATTCATCGCTAAAGCCTTCGCCCAGACCTTCGGCCATGAAACCGCCGATTCCGGCAAAGACCTTGGAAGGGGAGTGGATGCCCAAAATGCGCTTCACGCCGCCGACAAGGCTATTCACCTTTTCGTTGAACCAATCCTTGATATTGTCCCACATTCCGGCGATACCGTCTTTCAGCCCCTGAACGATGTTTCTACCGATGCCGCCCCAGTCGTAGTTTCTGATTGTGTCGGCAATAGCAGCGATAACGCGCGGGACGGCTGCAATCAATTCCGGGATTGCCCCGATAATGCCGGTAATCAGCGATACAATGATCTGCGGCGCTGCAAGGATGATCTTGTCAAGGTTGTTCACGATGCCGTTGACCAGCGCAATAATCAGCGTAGGGACTGCCGCGACCAGCTCCGGGATGCACTTGATAATTCCGTCAATCAGCGCAAACAGAAGATCAATGCCCATCTGGATAATGTTCGGCAGCTCTACAATGATTGCGGCGAGCAAGTTGCCAATAATCATAGGTACTGCCACGATAAGCTGCGGAATCGCGTCAATCAGGCCCTGCGCAAGCGTCATAATCAGCAAGATTGCCGTTTCAATGAGTTGCGTCAAAAAGTCCGGGCTTGTCAGCATCTGCACAATCGTCAAGGTCACTTGCACAATGCCGTCAATAAGCGTGGGCAGGTTTTCTATCAGGCCATTCGCAAGGAAGAAAAGAATGTCGATTGCTGCTTGCGTAATTGCAGGTAGGCTATCAATGATACCCTGTCCCAATGCGCCGACAAGCGCAACCGCCGCCTGCAAAAGCGCAGGCAGGTTGTCTGTGATGGTTGTTATGACCATCGGGATAATAGTGGTAGATGCAGATGTAACAAGCTGTGAAATGCCGCCCAACATGACACTAACGCGCGGAATAATATTTCCAGCCGCCGTCTCCACGCTGCTGACAAAATTGCCAATCAGCGTATCAAGGTCTGCGTTGTCGGCTGCAATGCCGGTTATCAGGTTGCTCCATGCGGACTTTGCCGCGCTGACGCTGCCCTGAATAGTAGACGCAGCCTCTTTTGCCGTTGTCCCGGTAATGCCCATTTCCGTCTGCACCACATGGATGGCGTCTACGATGTCGGAGTAAGATGAAATATCAAACTTCTGCCCAGACAGCTTCTCCGCGTCCGCAAGCAGACGCTCCATTTCCTCTTTGGTGCCGCCATACCCGAGTTTTAGGTTGTCCAGCATGGTGTAGTTCTGCTTTGCAAAACCCTGATAGGCGTTCTGTATCATCTCCATGCCGGTGCCCATCTTATTGGCGTTGTCTGCCATGTCGGTGATGGCCTGGTCCGCCTTTTGAGCTGCTTTTTCTGTATCTCCGCCAAGGCTCTGGAGCAGTGAGGCCGAAAAGCTGGTCACCGTGTCCATATATTCGTTGGCGCTCATGCCAGCGGTCTTGTATGCGTTTGCGGCGTACTCCTGCACCTTGTCCGATGCAGTCTTAAAGAGGGTATCGACGCCACCCACTAATTGCTCATACTCGGCATATTGGTCAATGGACGCCTTTGTCAGCGCCGCCATGCCAGTAGCCGCAGCTGTCAAAGCCGCAGCTCCCACCTTTGCCGCAGTAGCAAGGCCGCTTTTCAACTTGTCGGCAAAGCCGGACGCTTTGCCGGAAGCATTGTCCAGCCCATTTTCGTATCCGCTGGTGTCCAGCGTAATTTTTGCATACAAGTCAAACAAGTTTATCGTCCTCACCTCCGACCTTTGCGATTTTTTCTTTCATTCGGTCAACGATTTGTTCCGGCGTCCTGGTTTCCTCCGGATTCGGCTCTATGAGGTCAGCATACCGCGCCTTGATATAGCCGCCCACCACGTACCGCGCCGTGTTTTCCGCGATTGCTTTGAGCGCGTCTGTCACATAGACCCGGTATGCCTTGTCCACGCTGTCCTGTTTGGCGCGGGCAAGGGCATACCGCAGGAACGCCTTTACGCTACGGGGGCCTTGGTATTCTCCTGCGCAGAGCCAGAGGGTTTTTCTGTGCTCTGCGCTGAGATAAAAAGTTCCGTGAACGCTTCGTCTGTCATCAGGTCAATAAAATCCTTGGTCAGTTTTACCAGACTCAGAGCGCCCGTGTAAGCCTCCGGGCTTGTTCCCTCAATGGAGGACAGGATGGAGATTACATCGCCCTTATGACCGCGCAGAAGGGCGGGAACGGCCTTTTTTGCCTTCTGTAAAAGGAACTTCTTGGCTGTCATGCCATCCGGCAGTTGTTCCCGCTTAAACAGGGCGGCGGCGTTCTCGTCCTCCGCAATGTTGCAGATTGGCTCGATCAGATCTGCGATTACTTCCAGGGTGCGATCACCTTTTACGTCAGATAGTTTCATCAGCCGCCCACCTCCGCAGGAGCCGCGCTGTAAAACTCCATGGGCATCTCGTCCTGAGCGGACATGGACACATGGCCGGTCAGCTCCACGCTCACCTTGCCCTTGCCGTTTTTGGTGGTCTGGAGAGTAAAGCCGCCGGTGGACAGGGCGTTTTTCAGGCAGATAGCCACCATTCCGCCGTCGGCCCGGTCGCCAACCCACCACAGGTCTGCAAAGTCGGTCTGCTTCAGGTCTCGCCGGGGGGTGATTTTGCTCCTGTCGGGAGTGTCAATGTCTGCCGCGCCCAGGGCCAGCCGGATGGACTCCGTGGATGTTCCAAGGGAGGTAAAGGCCATCTTGCAATCCCAACCGTCCAGATGCTTCATTTCCATCATATTCACAGGGCAGTTGTCCACGTCCTCTCCCATGTCGGAGTAAGTAGGGACGCAAGACACCTTGATGCCGCCGGTTGTGGCACACACAATGTCCTCGTCCTTCGGTGCGGTGGGAGTAGCCGGGGTAAAGTGTTTCAGGACGACACCCGCGTCGAGCTGCAATTCCTCAAAGGTGCTCTGCGGGATCGCGGTAAATTTGCCCATATTGGGTCTCCTTTCAGCTGAATGTCAGGTATTCAGCGGTAATGTTGATGTACCGGCGCTTAATGGCCGGGTCTTCCTCATAGGTTAGGCTTTGGCACCAGGGGGAACCGCGCTTGAGCCAGATATAGCCCTCGTCGCAGGGCAGATACACGCCACCGTAGCCGATGCGCTTGGACAACTCCTGGGCCTTCTCGTCTGGGACAGCTTCGCTCTCCGTGCGGAACCACAGATTGACCGTCAGGCCGACCTCCCCGGCATCAAAAGCGCTGTCGATATACTCATAGGTGCCATAAGGCATGACCACATCGTCTGGCACGCTGGACGCTCGGTAGAAGGGCATGAACTCGTTGAACCAGGCGTAGAGGGCTTTGTTTTTGGTCATGTGGTCAACGCCCACCTTTCCGCCGTAAAGTATTTTAGCTGCATCGTGGAGGACTTGGGGGCCTGCTTGTTCTCCGGATTTGAGGTCACGCGGTAGGTTTCGCCGGTGGTCTTGTCTTTGAACACGTCGTTGTACTCGATGGGCACGGCCTTGTCTACCAGGACGGAATACAGGCTGGTCACGCCTTCTTTTTCCGCTCTGCGGGCCTCCATGGAGGTATCCAGTGCCTGGTAGTTGGTGAACTCAGCGCCATCCACCCACTCTACAAAGTAACCGCCCGCACCGTCCGATACCCGGCGTTTTTCCATGAATACACAGGTGCGGGAAAAATCATCTAAAAGGCTCATCAGATCCCCCTAATTCTCCGCCAGTCGTTCAGGCGGCTCTTGAATACATCCTGCCAGCCGACGGCCATGCCGCTGGCGTTGGTGGCTTTGCTGTAGGAGTAGCCGCCAAATGATTCTGAGGTAAACGGCCCTGGATCCCCGTTCTTCGTCTGCCATGCGTCGATTTCTTCGGCCAATTCAATCACCGCCTTCGGAACAGCCAGCGCCCACACGGAGCCGGTAAACGTCTCGTCGGTCAGGTCTGCCACCGGGTACTGGTGGAGCCCGTCATTGAATACGGAACCCACCACCCGGAAATACTGGCCGGTTTGCAGAAAGGGCAGCGTGATCTGCCCGCCCTGCACAGTGAACTCCCCGGCGTGGACGCCGTCCGGAACTAAAAACCAGTTGTTCAAATTCTGCAAAACCGTTTCAAGCATCACGCTGTCCTCCTTTTACGCCGATTTGGTTACGGTCACGGTATATACTTTCTCCGCCGTGCCGTTTTTCACGTTCACAGTCAAAGTGTTGGCTCCGGTCGCCCAGGTGGCCGCAGTGCCGTTTTCAACAGGCGTCTCTCCGTTGAGGATGGTCACTGTGGCGCTTGCGTCCTCCGGGGTCGCGGTTACCGTGTTGGTCGCGTTTGTCGTTGTGGCTGTATACTCCGTCGTGTCTGGGTCAAACGCCGGAGTCAGTGTCAGCGCGCCAATCGTCAGCCCCGAGAGGCGCGCGCTTAAGGGGCCGGGGTAACCGTGATTTTGGCGATGCCGTCCAAGTACTCAGCCCACAGCTTCATGCCCATGATGGCGTAACTCTCGCCCACGGCGGTGCTGTAATTACCCTGGGCGTGGAAACCGATCAGGTTTGTCTCGCCCTGCACGGTGTAATTCAGGCCCAGTCTGGCAAACTCGCTGTCGCCGGGGTCTGCATAGTACAGGTCGATGTTCTCCACAGGCGTTGCGATCACAGTGTTGCGAGCAATAGCGTTATTGCCGGAAACGGTGGTGGGCAACAGGAACAGCGTGGAGTACCCCATGAAGTTCTTGACATAGTTCAGGCCGAACTGGGTCTGGACGGAAATATCCGCAGCACCCAGATAGTCGTATGCGTCCAGGATGTTAGCAAATCCCACAACGGAGGTAACGTCTTTTGCCATACCAGCAAACTTGTTCAGCACTTCGCCCTGAGCCTTTGCAAGTGCCGCCTGCCAGGTTGCGGCGGTTCCGGTGAGAGAACCGGTGTTCAGGAAAGTATAGAAATTGCCAAGGACCACATTCTGGAGCTTGGTCAGAAAAGCGTCGTCGCTCTTCTCCACCGCGATCTCTGCACCATACTTGTCAACGTCCTCGATAGGAACAGCCTTTGCATACTTCTTGATGGACAGGTCGTCCTTGGTCGCTTGGGTAATCGTCGCCTTGCTGTAAGGGATCACCTCGCCAGCGCCGACGTCGCCGTCCTCCAGGGCCACATCAGCGGTGTAAGAAATCAGGCTTGTGCCGGGGGCCTTGCGGATGGGGCGCATAATGCCCATAATGTTGCGCAGCGCATCCCAGTTGTCATTGAAACGGGTGACGAAATCCACCTCTCGGGCGGTCACGCTGGTATAGGTATTTGGCAGGGAATCGCGGGGGTTGGTCAGGCTCTCAACTTTCGTAGCAGCCATGTAATTCATCCTTTCTTGTTAAGTAATTTGGTTTTCCATAAGCGCTTTCTGTAGCTCAGATGAC